AAGGTTCTAGTACCATAACTAGAAGTTTTGATCCTTCAGCCGCCCCAAATCCAGGACTATGGTACGCCATTGGGCTAGGTGATATTACCAACATAGGCGATACTAGCTATCTTGCCTGTGATTGGTCTATATTCCGCGTTTACAATCGTGCTCTATCCACAGATGAAATTCTACAAAATTACCAAGCAGAGTCTTGCAGATACTACTAATCGCATATTCTATGGATCTCAACGAACTTAAACGGCTAAGTGGCATTGGAAAAGGCGTCTATGCAAACAGCAACCGCCAAAAAGAATACACTGGTATGAACATGAGTGTAACTGGCAATGAAAAAGGCGAGCTAATGAAACGGCATAGCATTGAACCCGGCACGCCCGAATGGTTTCAACTTTGGTTTAGCCTTCCTTACCTGACCGGCGAGAAACCCATTAAATAGCTGTATGGGAAAACCTAATACAGATATTACCTTAGTAAAACCTGCACACAGCAAGTTCAGTTTTACCGAAGAACAGTTATTGGACTTCGCAGCCTGTGCGGATCCGGTAACAGGTCCGTTTTACTTCATGCAGAATTTTTTCTATATTCAGCATCCAACTCGCGGCGAAATCAAATATCAACCGTTTGCCTATCAACAACGTCTAATCGAAACTTACCACAATTATAGATTCAGTATCAGCATGATGCCTAGACAGACCGGTAAGTCTACCAGTGCTGCTGGCTATCTGCTTTGGTATGCTATGTTTGTGCCTAACAGCACTATTCTAGTTGCTGCTCACAAGTATCTAGGCGCACAGGAAATTATGCAACGTATTAGATTTGCCTATGAACACTGCCCTGATCATATTCGCGCTGGCGCAGTCAGCTATAATAAAGGTAGTTTAGAGTTTGATAACGGCAGTCGTATAGTCAGTCAGACCACAACAGAAAACACGGGTCGTGGTATGAGTATTTCGCTGCTCTACTGCGACGAATTTGCCTTCGTTAGACCAACTATTGCAAGAGAATTTTGGACTTCCATATCACCTACACTTAGCACAGGTGGTAAGTGTATTATTACCAGCACACCTAATAGTGATGAAGATCAATTTGCACAACTATGGAAAGGTGCTAATCGTTGCGAGGACGAATATGGTAATCCTACTACAGTAGGCATTAATGGATTTAGAGCCTACAGATCCTACTGGAAAGAACATCCAGAACGCGACGACAAGTGGGCCGAAGAACAACGTGCGCAGTTAGGCGAAGAACGTTTCCGTCGTGAGATGGACTGTGAATTTATTATCTATGATGAGACATTAATCAGTCCTACGGTGTTAGTTGACCTCGAAGGTCACGAACCACAGTTTCGCACCGGGCAAGTTCGTTGGTGGAAGCAGCCAGACCCCAAGTGTATCTACGTTATAGCCTTAGACCCTAGTCTTGGCACCGGTGGTGATCCCAGTGCCATACAGGTTATTGAAGCGAATACTATGTTACAGATTGCCGAATGGCGGCATAACAAAACTACCATACCTGAACAGGTCAGGATATTAAACGATATCTGTGTTTATTTGAACAAAACAGTTAGGGACACAAAAAACATCTATTACAGCGTGGAAAATAATACCATTGGCGAAGCTGCATTGATCAGCATAGCAGACTTTGGTGAGCACAACATACCTGGGTATTTTTTAAGTGAACCCGGCATAGGTAGTAAACGTTTTAGAAAAGGCTTTAATACTACTAACAGCAGTAAATTAACTGCCTGCTCTAAGTTAAAAAATCTAGTAGAATCAAAACGTTTGAAGATACGTAGTTCGCCTTTGATCAGCGAACTGAAAACCTTTGTTGCACACGGCACTAGTTACGCTGCCAAAGTTGGCGAAAATGATGATCTAGTGATGAGTATGCTATTGGCCATGCGTATGTTAGCAGTATTGCAGAGTTACCATAGTGATTTGCATAATAAGCTAAGAGATCACACGGAAACTGCTATTGAACCCATGCCCTTTATAGTTATTTGAGTTAAATACACGACTATGCCAACAGTAGACAATATAAACAGCCAAGTACATGACGCCTTAGTCAGCAGAGATTTTCATATTAAACTGCTAGACAAACAGGGCAAAGAAATCATAGACCCACAAGAAGCGGTTATGTATAGTTTTGATCTAACATTTAATGATCGAAACTATGGTACCGTTGTGGTAGTGGTTACTCAGAACAATGAATTAGAAATCTACTTTGGTGATAATATTGGTGCTACTATGGACGAACAGGATCGCGACCGTTGGTACGAATTCCTGCAAGAAATGCGCATGATTGCCAAACGCTCACGCTTGCGTTTTAATGTACAGAATCTCAGCAAGTTAAAATATACCATGCAGGGCATGGCAGCTATGAAAGAAGGTCTGTTTGAAAGCTATTACGGTAATCGCCGTGTAAGTTATAGCGATCAACCAAAAAAGGTAAAGCTGGTTATCAAGCATGACAAAACACTAGATGAGCAGGACAAACGCTATCGCCACATTGAAAGTCTGTTTGTAGAAACAGCCGACGGCGAACGTTTCAAAGTGCCTAGTAAAAATTTATCTCATGGTAAAATGCTAGCTAGACATGTGGCCGAAGGAGGTACACCTTACGATGCATTTGGGCAGCATATCACAGATGTAGTCAAAGAAATAGCTACAATGGGGCGTTTTCTACAGGCCACACGTGGACGCCAGTATGACGAATCTGCAATGGATTTAATTACAAAGGCACAGCACCATTATGCCGATCTTAAGCGTAAGGCCAAACGTGTGATGACACGCCGAGGTTATTTTGTCGAACGCGATCAGTTCGATCCTGTGGCCATACAGCCACACGAACAAACTGTAGATGAAATTAAAAATCTGTTTGTGGAACGTCGTATTGATGATCGTATAACCGAAGCCCTGCCAGTTATTCGCCGTTTAATGGATCAGCAGCTGGGCGGTATGAAAGAAGTAGCTGAATTCGAAGACTGGACTAACCAGGTCATTGAAGGCACTTGGAATTTACCTGACACCCCAGAAGCCAAAGCCAAGCTGACCGATCTTATGAGTCAAGAAATGCCTGTGGGTGCAGATGCTAACAATGCTATAGAACAGTTGTATGACCTTATCGGCGATGACGTTCTTTTCGATCGTTTACATGAGCTGGCAAAACTAGATCCTAACACTAACATTTGGATGGATCAGGAAGTTGTAGAAAGATTGAAACAGCTTGGCATCGATGTACCTGAACCTACTCCTGAAGTTTGATAGCAGCCGATAATGTAGTTTTTATAACCTATCCTGGTCACACTTTGGCCACGGCCGCCAGCATTAATCATTTTAGACAGCACTATCAGTTTAACTTGCCGATTACCGTCATTTACGATGATATAGATAGCAGGTATACTAGCAGTTATTTAGAGTTTATAGTAAAGACATATCCAAATTGTCTGTTTGTGTCGGCGTCCTGTTTTGATGTAAAAGGTATTAGAACAGGATGGATAAGACAACAATTAATCAAGCTGAGTCTTGATCAAAGATTAGATGGTGACAGTTGGCTATGCATAGACGGAGACACCTTTGTCTACAGCGATATTTCTTATAGGCATACCCCCTACCGCCCAGCGTTCTATGATAACGAAGGCACCGATCGAGCCTTTAGACAGTATGTGAACAACTGCGGATTGCGATATTTTGATCGAGCCGACTGGGGCATTGATATTCGGACAAACAGTTTGCCAGTGAGATTTTTAACCGCCAATCTGCTACGTGCTGTTAGGAATCATGTTGCCGAACACTGTCAAATGGATTTTTTTGATTTACATAGACGCTGGTTTGGAGCAACAAGAGACGTAATTAACCAAACGGGTAGATTAATGACAGAATTTGAGCTGATTGAAAATTTTCGTCGTTGCATACTCGGCGAAGAATCTGTTATAGTACTATATGAGATACGAAAGTTTGGAGCAAGATGGCAACCTGTAAAACCTACTGTCGCTACTTTTTGGGGAACAGATCAGGATATTGCAGATCGATATTTCCTACAAAATGGTATAACGCCGGGACAGTTACAGCAAGCACAGATTCTTCGATCTTAGTTGACCATGATAAATAACTCATCATACAATATAGCAGGATGTATGATTAGGCATCCATCATCGCAAGATGATATTAGGCACATTTTATGGCACATGAAAGGAAACCATTATGGCATCTTTAGCAGAAATCCGCGCACGACTTCAGGCCGCTGAGTCGAACAAAGGCGGGCAATCCACAGGCGGCGACAACGCAATTTATCCCCACTGGAATATGGACGAAGGTGTAAGCGCACTAGTGCGATTCTTACCCGACGGCAATTCTAAAAACACTTTCTTCTGGGTAGAACGTGCAATGATTAAATTACCATTCGCTGGTATCAAAGGCGAAATGGATTCAAAGATCACTACTGTGCAGATTCCCTGTGTAGAAATGTGGGGCGAACAGTGTCCTATCCTAAACGAAGTACGTGGTTGGTTTAAGGACAAGAGTCTTGAGGAAATGGGTCGTAAGTATTGGAAGAAGCGTAGTTATATCTTCCAAGGCTTTATCAAAGAGAATCCTATCTCCGATGACAAGACTCCAGAAAATCCTATTCGTCGGTTCATCATCGGTCCTCAGATCTTTACCATTATCAAGTCCGCACTAATGGATCCTGAAATGG